CATACTCATCTAATTTCTCATGTTCAGTATTTCTGTTTTGTAACTGGTTGGTAATAGTTTGAATTTCATGTTCAAGATCTCGGATTTGCCTTTGATTGAGGTTAATCCTAGTATTGTTTTGAGAAATTTCATTATTGAGTTTAATAATCTCCTTTGAAAGTGCAGTGAATTGACGCTCTCGCTCTTTTTCAAATTTAATAGCTTCCTCAAGTTCTTGATATCCTTGTTGGAGCTCCTTTGCCTTATTTTGAGCGTCTGTTATTCTATTTAACCTAAAATCTTCTTCTATCTCCTGTGTACAGGTTGGGCATACCGTATTTTCGGTAAAAAACTTATGTTCTTTGGTAATTGTACCTACCTTTTGAGACAATTTTCCTTTAAGGTTATTAAGTTTGACTAACTTATCTCCTGCTCCAACAACTTCTTCTTGCTCCTTAGTATATTTGTAAATATCTTCTTCAAGAACTGCATTATCCTTCATATAGACAACTAATTCAGTATCTAACTTGAAAATCTTATTCTTATTAGAATCTATATTTGCATTACCACGATTTTCAAGTTCTTCAATAAAGTCTTTCTGCATCTTGACTTTATCTTTAAGATTTTCTTTTTTAAGATCTGTAGATTTAATCTGTTCCTTAAGATTTCTCATCTTATCTTTGAGAAGTCCATTCATTGCAGAAAAAATACGAATATCTAAAAGGTCTTCAATAACCTCTCGACGATTAGCACTATTCAATTGCATAAAAGGAACAAAATTAGTGCTACCCAAAATTACAATTTGAGTGAAAGACTTATAGTTTACTTTAAGAATATTCTCTTCAAGAATTCGCTGATTAGCACGATCATCTGCCTCTTTATGAAGAGCAACACCATTAACCTCAATATCAAACACATTTGGTTTGATACCACGACGAACAAGGTAATCTTTATTGTTTACACTAAACTCAATCTCAACCACACAATCTCTCTCATTTGTGGTATTGATAAGTTGTGGTTTATTAATCTTACGAAATGGTTTATTAAACAAACTGAAGGTAAGAGCATCTAACACAGTAGATTTACCAGCACCATTAGTTCCAAGTATTAAATTAGTAGCACTTTTCTGAAAATCAATTTCTGTCCACTGATTGCCAGTAGAAAGAAAATTTTTCCACTTAATCTTCTTGAAATTTATCATTCTTTGGAGGTATCACAATATCATTTGGAGTAATTACAGCATATTTGTAATTATGAATCACACATGTTTTAATTGCTAATTCGTCATCAACTTCAACGACTTCCATTTCTTTTTCTTCATCATCTTCAAGCATTAGTGCATAACGAGTGGCATCATCTTCTTCCTCAAAAAGAAATAAAACTTTTTCACCAAATCCATTTTCTACGGCATAAGCACCATCATCTTTTCTATCTTTAAGAGTTAGAAGAAACATCATTCTACTTCACAAGCCTGTCTGTATAAGTCTTCAAATATACCTTTGATAACTGATTTATCATATTCAAATTCAGACTCTTCAATATATCTATTCAAGATAGAAATTGTGTTTTCTTCTTCATTGATTTCAAAATCTTCAGACTCTTGAATTGCGAAGTTTTCTATAATCTTGAGTTCTTGTACACCAGCACTATAAATCTTATCAATAAACTTTTCAAAATCTTTTGGTTTTGATTTCTTACGAACAATAACTTTTACAATTTTGTCTTTCAGTTCGGCAGCATTAAAAAGTTTATAATTCGTATCTTCATAATGAATAATATGAAATAACTTGTAAGGATTATCAATCGTAATGTGCTCTAGTGTTTCTGTATCAAAAATATGAAATCCTCTTGGGTCATCCACATCATTCCAATACATCTCATAAGGATTGCCTAGATAGAAGACTCTTCCATCAGTCGATCGAGTGTGATAGTGTCCCGAGTAGACACGCTCGAACTTCTCAAATAACTTGCTATCAGTACCATGCTCCATGATGATTTGTCGATTAACTCTAAATCCTTGGAGTTCAAGGTGCCCCATCGCACACTTGCTACGTGTCTTTTTAATAAGTTGATAAGTTTCTGTTTCATTTTCTTGATTAATCCATGGTAAAAATAAAATATCAAGTCCGCCAATATTGACTTCGGTTGCTTTACTATATGTCTTTATATTGGAATACTTTTGAAGGAGGAGGTCTGGAGAATTTACATCATTAGTATTTTTATAATAGACATCATGATTACCAATAATCATATGAACATTATACTCCATCAAGGGGTCAAACACAACCCTTTTTGCCCATTCTAAACTTTGATAGTCAATAGACTTACGACTATCAAAAGCATCTCCCATATGAATAACAGTATCAACACCATATTCTTTGAGAGATGGAAAGAAAATATTTTTATAAAATAACTCAAAGTAATCATGAAGAAACTTTGACCCTTTACGAGCACCATAATGAGTGTCTGTGATGATTGCTACTTTCATCGATTACGATACTGAATATTATCCTTGATGGTATTATAGTCTGAACTACTACCAGAAAGCAAGCTATCATCAACCATCATAACTTCATCGAAACCAGTCTTTTCGATAATTTTGGTTTTAATATCAAGTTGCTTTTTCTCCTTTTGGATTCTACGGAGAAAAGCATAATGAATGATTTGCGTAAAGTAAGCAAAAGGATTTTTGGATTTCTCAGGATCAAAATTATGAATATATTGAACGCAATTTTCGATTCCATCTGAAATCATATCCTCACGGAACATATAATTAACAAAGTTTGGTTTATAAGAAAGGTGAGTTGCAATCTTAAGGAAACAATCTCCCAGATAATTTGGAATTTTTGGTTTACCTTCCCAACGCTTTGCTCTATCTTTTTGAATAGGCGGTTCTCCAAAATGTTCAATGTATGCTTTTTCAACTTTTGAGCGATAAACAATCATTGCCTCCAACAATTCTTTATTATTTACATAATGTTCTGATTTCTTTTTAGGCATGACATTGATCTCTACTAATATAAGTTATCTTTATTTTAACATAAGGATTGCTACTTGACAAGGTGGTAGAATAGCAGTAGAATACCTTTGTTAGGGTTGAAGGATGAGGTTTAGCTTTAAGTTTCTTTAGTATCTTCTACTTCTAATTTAAATATATTTTCTAGGTCTTTACGGGCTTTTTTTACTGAAGTTAAATATCCCATCTTTTCAGAAGGTTTTACTTTTCCTGGAGATTTGGAATCTATTTCATCAATCTCTTCTTCCTCATTAATGTAATTATTATAGATACCTATCAACTTTTCATTTTTAGTTTCAGTCATAGTAATAATTTTTTCAGGTTTTATTAAAAAGAAGTCATCTTCAGCTAACTCAATCCAAGGTTTTACTTTTAAATGAGTGCCAAAACGACTTTCTATCATTTTCATAGTAATAGGATTTTGAAGAACTACAATAGGATCCCCATCGTTATCATCAATAGCCACTAATGATAATACTTCTTCACCCGATACTAGTTTTATAATTGAATAAAATTCGTCTCCCATATTAATTCTTAAGCGATATGTTTACAATGTCATAATTAAAATTTTCTTCGTTATATATTTTTATTCTTTCTATTAGATGGTTAAGTGTATAATTTTTCCGTGATTTGTAGGAGATGTCGTCAGCAATATCATACAAAGTTGCCTTTGTTTTATTATTTCCTTTTCTAAGAACTCTACCGATTGACTGTAAATTTCTAATTCTTGATTTGGAAGGAGAAGCAAAAATGACATTATGTAGGTTTTTAATATTAATACCTGTAGAGAAAGTGCCGTATGATGCTACAATAATTGCATCATTCTCTTTTTCGGTAATCTCTCTTACCTTCTCTCTATCTTCAGTAGCGACACCACCATGAACGAAAAACACATGACGATTATCCACCCTATTGCTATTTATTAGGTCAAATAATGGTTGTCCGTGTCCTTCAACTCTGGAAAACAAAATAAGTGTATTGCCTTTAAGATCAAGGGCAAGGTTACGTATAAACTTATTGCGTCTTTCATGATTGATGATATACTGAACTTCATCCTCAAAAGTTTCAAATTTATGTGCTGGATGCTTCAGTAGAAGTACATTAATATCTAGTTGAGCAACATGACCCTTCTTCATTAATTCATCTGTCTTAATAATTTTATATGAAGGACCAAATAAACCCTCTAAAACCCACTTATGAGTTTGTGTACCATCTAGTGTACCAGTAAAACCATAACGATACTTTGCATCTGCAAGCTTTGTCATTATAGATATAAGAGACTTCGATTTAAACTGGTGTGCTTCATCTCCAACAACCACATTAAATCTTGAAAAGTATTTGCGGGGAAGTTTGTAGATGGATTGCCAGGTAGTTATAATCACTTGCGAATCAGTCTCTCTTTCTCGTCCCGCATAAATCTTGTGACAAAATGAACCCACGTCCCAACCATAGTCTGCAAAATCTTTATACATCTGCTCTACAAGGGATGTCGTCGGTACGACTATCAGAGTATTTTGCCCTCGCTCAACATGATATCTCACGAGAGAATATATCATCAAAGACTTTCCCGAAGCAGTTGGAGATATCAATAATCTTCTATTATGCCTTAGAGCGTCGTAAACACCTTCTATTTGATAATCCCTTGGGGAATACTTGCAAATAGATTTCATGTAGTCTTTAACGCCTTCCTGAGAGATCATTTTATTGACCTCAAATGGAAGACCATAAAACTTATTATCTACAAATTCATAACTATAATCATGATCTTTACAGAATTGAATTACCTTATCCAATAACCCAACATATATCTCTCCGTTTTGGGTATTGAATAGGCGAATTTTTCCATCCCAGTATTTACTACGAAACTGGGGCATAAATTTAGCACCAGGAACCTCAAATGTGAACTGATCTGCTAGTTCATAATATACATGAGGATCTGCTTTTACCTGGAGATATATCTCATTCTTCTTTTGGATTATCAAATGCGACATACATATAGGTTATTCCTATACGTATTTATTGCCTTGGTCTATCCTCTTTCTGGAAGGTTATTTGCTCTCCCCGAAACATCCATTCTTGCTCTCTGATCTCTTTGTTTTAGCATTTTTGGAGTCTCTATTCCCTTTTCTTTGGCAAGCCTTTGCTGATGAGTCATTCCTGTTCTTCGTTTACTCGCTGCTGTAGATCTCTGCTGAGCAATAATTTCTTTTTCACTACCAATATCTTGAATACTACCACCTTTACCAACTGCCTTTTGAGAAGAATGATAACCACCTGCTCCCCTATGGGAAATACCCTTTCCACCTTCGGGTCCATCAGTTTGTGCTATGTTTCTTGGATCACTACCATGAAACTTACCAAACTTAGCATCTTTTTCTCGTTTTTCTTTTCTTTGTTCTGGGGTTAGTCCTTTAAACTCTTTGGCCGATTGAGAAATTTGAGTTAGATGATGATGTTCTTTGCCCCTTCCTTTGATTTTAGTTGCCTTTGCATCACCTCTACTTTTCTGCTTAGAGTCCAAATCCGAGTCAACATCAGCAAGTCTAGATCTTCTTCTTTTTCCTTGTTCTTGTCTAGAAGAATCTTTCTTACTTCCATATGTTCTATTTCCATCTTTGTCTCTACCAGTGCTACCGATCATATAGTCACCTGGTTTATCTCTAGCATCAATACTTGCTCTTACTTTATCCCATCTTGTTTTTTCTACATCATTACCACTTTCTGGTCGATTAACTTCCACAACAACATAACATTCACACATAAACTCACCAAATGTCTTTTTACCAAAAGAATCATTTAGTTTAGCCATCTGGACACCAGTCTTGGGATTTCTTTCTCCCATTCCAAGTTTCTTATAAATTCTACCTCTTTGTTCTGCTCCCTCTTCACCACTTCTACTCTTCTTACCCTTAGAATTAGCAGAATCAATAGCAGTAGGAGTGTTTGTAGCAACTCCTTTTTTTGACTTTATATTATCCTTTACATTTTTAAGAGCACCAACAAATTGTCTTGCTCTCTGACCAGGATCTTTTACTCTAGATTTTGGAGAACCAACAGTAACATCATGGACTGGTGAATCTTTTTTAGCACCAGTTTTACCGAATTGTTTTTTCAATTCTTTACTCTGTGGTTTACCTCCTTCTCTGTGTTGTTTTCTTGCAGTATGAGCAGCATAATCTCTAGGAGAACTATGAGTTCTTACCCATACAGGAACATCCTTTCCACTTTTTTCTATTTTTGGTTCTTGAACAGGACCTCTTTTTCTAAATCCTGCACGAGAAACATCTCTTCTTGCGGCACCTTCTGATCCAGGAATATCCATAGTCCCAGATTTTCTTACTTTCTTGCCTTTCGTTAAGGTTCTTTCATCAAGCAATTCTTGCTGGTAAAACATATATATTATTATCTTTTTTAATATTTATATTTACACGTATATTTACATGTATTTATTGACCCTCTGAAAATTGATAATCAAGAATCATGGCAAATATTTTTCCTTTCATATACATCAAATATTCTTGCTCTTCTAATGGTCTAGCAGGATGACCAGGCCAAGTTTCTAATGCATAACAAACTACAGAATATAACATTCTTGTTTCATCAATACCCATATTGACCTGAGCATACCAATCCATCCCTAAACTGGGATCGAAGTCATCGTGCTCTTCGTAATCGTCGTAATGTAATGCCATGAACCTATTTAGTTAAAACCTGCTTGGAAACGGTGCCATTCAATGGCGTTTTTAATTTGAAATGTTCTATTGGAAATATTTTTAATTACTTCCTCAAGAAATTTCAACATAACATCATAGTATCTAACTTTTAAATCAACCGAAACTAATTTTTCATCTGCTTCCAAATATCTTTGAATGGCATCTTTTTCTCTTACTTTATATGGGAAAGGTTCTTCTTCATATACCTCTGCCGGCGCCTTTCCTGCATAAAAGTTATATCTTTCTAATTTAACACGATTATAAGTTTCTTTTGCTCTTTCCCTTAAAAGGGTAATCGTATTGTATATGGTATAATATTTTGAGTGGAGTTGAGGAATTTTTAGTGATTCATCATGTAGGTTGTCAGGATCAATAACAGAATCTTTCTGCCACATCTCCTGAATTTGTTCAAGGTTCATAAGGGTGTTCTATTATCAGGCGCTACTATATTATACACAGTATACTTGAATGTTGCTTCTGCTGTAAAGTAGTTAAAATCTGTTGCATCAGCTTCAAATTCCAAAGAAGTTAAATTAATTGGAAATAAATTTAAAAATTTTACTATAGCAGTATCTCTAAAATTACTATTCAGTATATGAAGACTACCATCACTATATTGATTTTCCACATCTTCATAATTATCTTCATTAGTTATTAAATCTCTATAGTCTTGAGCAGAATCTGGAAATCCAAGACCTGTTAACCAATTATGAATTGCCATGTAGTTTTCAAGATTTTCATCAACTAAAAATCTTAATGAAAAATCACCATAAGTTAATTTTTCTCCAGGAACATCAATATCTTTTAAATATGTTGGTTGAATAGCAGTTCCCAACGTAATTTCTGGTATTCTAGCAGAATTGCAGAAAAAAGAAACTTTTGGCTCTTTAGCAATAGTAAATTTAAACCCAATTGGGGATAAAAAATTTCGATTATCTATTTGCTTATCAAATATTGATGCCATCGTTTTTTATTTGTATTTAGATAAAAAAAGAGGGTCCGAAGACCCTCCTGAAAGAAATATGTGAATCTTTTAGATCACATGAGGTTCTTAACTTGAACTCTCTGATAGTAACGGTTTCTGTCGGCAGTAAGAGCACTGGTTCCGGCAGCGGTTCCATCAGAAAGAGCACCATCGTTAGCGAATGGATTAGCAACGACTCCATAACGAGTCTTAAATCCGATCTTAGGCTGGAAGGTGTTCTCTCCAACGGCACGAACCATCTGAAGGGGAACGTATGGGCAATAGAACATTCCGGCGTCATAAGGTGAAGAACCCTTATAACCAGCAACATAGTACTGCTTATCAGCACCATTAGCAGAATATGGGTCGATGTAAACCTTAAACTTACCGGCAAGAACACCAGCAAAGGTGTTACCAGTGTCATCAACGTTCAAGTTAGCGTTGAGTGCAGGGGTGTAATCAAGTACACCTGCCATGGTGAGAGCAGAAGCAACATCAGCAGAACAGATGATGATGTTACCCTTTCCTCTACGAGTTCTTTGGGCAATGCGGTTAGCATCTCTCTCAATCTGGAAGATGAGACCCTTGAACTTCTCAACAGACCAACGACCATTGGAGTCGATGTCGAGGTCGAAAATACCAGTGTTTGCTACGTTAGTGGTAGCACCGATTTCAGCAGTCTTATAAATGGTTCTGATGATTTCACGGTTGATCTCAGCAAGAATCTCAGTAGAGAGAATGTTTGCGAGTTCAGCCTCAGCATTCAGACCATGGATTGCCTTAAGGTCTTGTGCGAGTTCCAAAGAATACTCAGCTTTGAGTGCTCTAGAACGTGCGGTAACAGTGACTTTCTCGATCGAGAATGCCATTTGTTGGAATTGGTTAGCATCAGCATCTCCAAGTGCTTCAGCATCGCCAGTTACCATACCCTGTGATAGTCTGTAGTTACCTGCTGGGGTATCAT